TGGCGAGGCTCTGATTCGCCCTAAAGGTACAGGTGAAGGTAACGAAGCTTCAAGATATCGTTAGGGGTAGTGTACTACGAAAAAGTTCACGACATCAACTTTCTCTTCTTGATGTTTTACCAGCGTTTTGCCGCTTCTCTCATTTCTTTTTGGAGCGTGGATTTCAAGGCTGGAGTGAACCCATCAGCAAACCTATTAGCTTGGCTTAAAGGTGAATCTCCACGCTGCGCCGTTGAACCCGATAACGATCGTGGCTTAGCAGCATTTTGAACGGCACGATCTTTGTCAGGATTACGTAATTCTTCCTTCGCGATTCCCAGATTTTTAATGATAGTATACGCAGACACGGCTCGTGAATAGATATCCTCGTTAGCAGCAAGAGTCCTGGCTATTTCAGGATGCGATTCCTTCAAGGCTGTAATAGTGTCTTCACATACAATCGCATCAAAGTCATGATACTGAGACTTAATCTTCATATCAATCTGATGTAAATGTGACTGCTGCTTAAGAGCTTGCGATTCTTTTCTTAGCTCCTGCACCTCATGCCTTAAGCTCTTCTGCATCTTACTCATTTGATTAAGATGTTTCCCCTCAGCAAGGTCATCATCATTCATACTAAAATCTACGTCCTCAGCAGGACCCTTCATAGATTGAAGCTCTAATACCTTACGCGCAAGTTCGTCGCGCTCAAGGCGAATGTGTTCTGCTTCTTCAGCTCTTTTGCGTAAAGCTACCAAGCTGCGCTCTTTGGAGATCTCATCCTTAACGCGTTGAGTTTCTTTTGTACGAGCAGCTTCATTAACCGGAGACTCAGTATATACTTCTGGTTCTGGAGACTCTTCAAGGTGCTCATCAGCATTAAAGAGCTCTTCGTGCTCCTGCTCTTGAACTTGAGCTTGAGCTTGAGCTTGAACGTGTGGTTGCTCTACGCGTTCCTCTATGATAACTGGTGGCGGTGTTATCACTCTTCTATTACGGTCGTATTGAACTTCTATTGTCATGCTATTCCTTTACGTGATAATGCGTGGTTCTTCTTCTTTATTAAGCTTACGGGCAAGTGCTAAGAGGCTGCCGTCATAGAATTTGCAGGCCATTATCGCTAATTCCCGTTCTTCTGGCTGGGCGTACTGAATATTATCTTTCATAAAAAGAGCTGCTACTTGAGAAGGCACTGTCCAGATATACCGAACACTTTCCTCAGCACGATTATATTTAAAAACAGTTTGGTCATAGCGTGGAGAGGGGCAGCTCGTGCGTGCAGAAAAATAGTTTCTTATAACATTGGACATGATCTTCTCAGTCTTAGTTATGATCTCTACATAAAAATCACCGGGCATCTGATCACGATGGCGCTCTATACACGAGGTAAGATTATCCATGTAGTCTTTTTGCATCTCTCGTTGCTGGGCAATAGGATCTAACGTCTCAGGTTTCTTCTGTGCAAGATCATGGGATAATTGACCAACCGTTTCAACTCTATCGAATTTTTCTACTCTGCGCTTCAATGCTTTGAGGATTATCTGCTCTTTTTTTGTCATGGTCTCCTTTCATAGAATACATTCTTACTCTCTATCCCTGCTAGGAAAGAATAAAACCTAGCAGGAACAAAGATAAGCCAGAGAGAGAGCTTATTTCTTTTTCTTAGCTTTAAGTTTAAGCGCAGCTGCCTTCTTGGTCTGGCCTGCTAGCTTTGTCTTTGCGGTAAGCTTTGTCTTAGCTTTAAGCTCTGTCTTAGCTGTTTGCTCTGTCTTAGCTGTCTGCTTTGACTTAGCTGTCTGCTCTTTCAAAATTGCCTTCTTTTTCTCTTCTGTATGCTGTGACTTAGCTGTCCGCTTTACCTTAGCTGCAAGCTTTGTCTTTGCTGCTGCTTTTGACTCAGCTGTTTTAAGTTTATCTGCTCTTACAGCCTGTAATTTCTTTTCCATGATTATCCTCCAAATTCTTGGCTTTGATTGTACATATCTAAACGCTCGGTGTACTTGTGGTTATTGTACACGCGATTAATCGGATGCCTCGGAAGGTTTGATGGAGCTCGGTGATCTTCTTGGATCAGNCGACTCTCATATAAAGCTTGCTTCTTCCTTGGGTCAACATTTGCAAAAAAGCATTGCTCAACCATGAAAATTTCATTCATACCATCTCCTTATCTATAGAATAAAGCTTGCCCTTCAATGACTCTTTCAGCTCGAGTTCGTGGCTTACCTGTTCTACGAAGTTCCTCAGGTTTACCCAAAATCTTCCAAGCAATCTTTGTCGCCTTTGAAGTTTTAACACGTGGTGCTGCTGGCATACCCATCTCCTAAAAAAGGGGGAATTTAACCCCCTTACACTTATTTACGTGGATTGAGGAATCTGCGGAACTGATAAGTATCAGCNGCAATTTGTCCATCAACGCCGTTAATAGTGTCATCCATACCATCAATCATGCCATACCCAGNTTTTCTGTAGAGATCTTGTCTCATATTCTGAGGAAGGTTGCTTGGTGCGTAGTTATCATTACGGATCATGCCGCCATCGCGCATCTCTAAATAACGACGATCGTAATTTCTATCGCGCATGTCTGTAGAGCGATGATCATAATGCATATCGTTCATTGAGTCACCACGGAAACCGTAGTTTCTATCACGCATCACACCATCACGACGATCATATGAGCTATCGCGCATGTCTGCAGAACGACGACCATAATTCTCATCGCGCATCGCGTCACCACGTGCACCATAATCGCTACTACGCATAGCTGGACCATTAAAACCGTTATTTCTATGGACAATAGTGTCACCACGGAAACCGTAATCGCTATCGCGAACAACTTCACCACGACGATCGTAAGATCTATCGCTCATCACGAGATCACGACGATCGTTATTTCTCCCGCGCTTCACAGTGTCGCGGCGATCATAATATTTTTTTGCTGACATAGTCAGTCTCCTTGGTAGAACTGCAATGGATTTTAGCCACCACAAGGTTTCGCCTCTACTACCCTCCAGGAACTATTCCTGAAGAGGTGTATCTTTTAAAACTATATCTGTCATTCAATCTATATATATCTAGGAAAGAACTCCTGGTTGTGGAGGAGTTTGCGGTTGTTGCATCTGTGGTGGCGCTGCAGCAGGATCAAGTGGGATTGGTCTTGATTCTTGGACAGTCGATTGCTCTGCAAGCTTTAATGCATTAGACATAGTAAGAAGGCGCTCAATATGATTCAAGTCCATTGCTTCAAGTTCTTTAAGGATCTTAACTTTCTCAAGCAACGCTTGCTCATCATTTTTATTAGCTTCACTTAGTTTTTGGATGCTCATGGCGCGATTTTCTTCTACGCGACTCGCTCTCTCAACATACAGACCCTTGTCAGCCAACGCGCGCGCTTGTGACAATTCAATCTGAGCCTGAAGCTGTGCCATCTGAAGCTCTTGCTGTTTCTGAGCAGTTTGCATCGCTTCTTGCTTATTCTTGTTAATAATATCCATAAGCTGTTTCTTATTCTCAAGTGTTGCTGCGTCAATGATTGACTCATCAGGGATAGGCAAGCCAAGCTCTTTAAGCTGTAATAATTGAGCAAAACCCATCTGCCTCTGGGTAGAAGTATTAAACCCATCTTCAATCACAGCGTCATACCGGCCAAAGTTCTTATCATGGAATTGCGGTGTAGGCTCTTCCTCGATGATTCTTTTAATCTTTCCTGGAGTAAAGTTGGCCTGGATCATCTCAATCATAATCTTACCTAAAAGCTTCTGTGAGTAATCAAGCTGATCAAACAGCCCCTGTAACGTCGTAAGGCCTGCCCCTTGTCGAAGCATACTTAAAACACCAGCCTTATCATCTAACGCTGATCCCATAAGCTCTTGGTTAACACCAGAAACAAAGTTCATCTCTTCACTCATGATCTGAGAGACCTGCAAGGTTGTTGGTGGAATAACGGGAGGGATAATCTGCTGAACATCAGTCATCTGTGCTTCTGCTTTAATCGCTATGCCACGACCTTCACCTGTTTGAGTCCATACATCCCTAGGATTAACCAGAGCGTTCTCCTTAAAGATGTAACCACTTGTAGCAACTGATTCAAGCGTCTTAAGCTCAATCAGCTTGCGGTGGTTATAAATAAACTGTGGATCAATTAATGAGGTTACGACCGATTGTATTCTGAGGTTGAAGTAAGGAAGATCAGGACGGTAGTAAGCAAACACAGGGCAGAAAGGATAGAGATCGATGCCCGAGGGATTCGCTGCGTTATAAAATACGCGTCCTTGAATAACGATAGCCAAGTTAACCGTAGGTATATCTTGGTCAATCACCGTAATTTGTGGATAAGAACTCAGGAATGCCGACAAAGCAGCTTCTTCTTTCGAGCGCCATTCAATAGTCTCGCCCGTCTGAGTATCAATGAGCATGCGCTGCCTGCGATAATCCCTATAATAGTATTCATCGTAGGCTAAGAGTCTCTTTGTTGAGAACCCATACGTTTCAGGCATAAAGTTGAAGCGAGCGTCATACGGAGTTCCCGACTCGTTACCTTGTAATTGTGCAATCTCATCGTCCTTATCAGGCATCAAAGAGAGCACTTCTCTTTTAGTTAAAAAGCTTCTTTTCCATATGAAGTTACAATCAGCTAAATCATGCTTCCTAAAAAAGGGATCAATTAAGAACCCTGAATAAGCACAGTTATCAACTTTAATGTTACCCGAAATAGGGTCTGTTCTGTAATCCATCCATACATGCAGCAGGTTCATCCCTGAGATCAAAGATCCATGGAATGCATCTGATACCGTATTCAATACACCTTCAGTATTGTTAATCCACATTAACACCTTTGTTAACTGATCAGCAGTCTGAGTATCACCATTCTCAACGCCCGTAGCCTTAATAGACTTTCTATTCCTACGTTGATGGCCCGATATCATATTAACGGTAGGGCGAATTCTATTGAAACTATACTGATGCCCCCCATAAAAAGGAAGGCTGCCTGAACCATAGGTATCTTTAAAAGCTGATTGGTCTCCAGCTTCATAGCGACCACATAATGCTCCCTGATCCCACATCGTCTGGTTCATGCTTATTCCCTCATTATAGGAATTCTCCATGATTGTCTTGATGTAGCCGTTCTTTTCATCAATATACTGCGGGCCAATATTAGGAAATAACATTGAGGGTGTTCCCTTTATAGCTAAGATAATTTACTATTCGCTACAAGCTTAGGGAGTGGGGGAGATTAGATCAAGTTTTGAATGGAAGGCGTAGAAGATTTTAGTTATGCATACAATCGTTAGGGGCAACAAGCTCGGTGAGATATTTCTTGGGCATCATACCTTCCTTCACAAGATCCCTCAAGACACGGTCAGCAAGAGGTGTATTGAGGGCAATAATACACTTACACACCAACTGATAACCATTATCTTCAACAATAAGAGCCAAGCAGTTCTTCTTTATAACCCGGTAATGATAAGATTGCTGCAAGCGATCAGGCACGGGACAAAGAACGCCGAACATACATAATAAAGCGACAATAACTGTTGTATTCATAGGGTAATCGTAGGTATAAGGTGTTATAACACTGACTGGAGCTGACCAGAGTACGTAATTATACACGATGATAGCATTGATTCAAGGGATACATACGCTCGTTATTGAAAGAATCTCGGAAGCGTACCCTGGTTACCTCGACGGGCTTCCTGGAATTGCTTCTCAAGCTCCTCAGCTGTTAGACTGTCACGCGTCTTAGCCAGAGATATGCATAAGTACCGAAAACAGTCAGAATAATGACTGTGAATATCATGGAGAGGATGTCCCTTATATACGCCCTTTTTGGCATCATACTCTTGCCTGTAGTTCTCTAAAGCCTTAATCAATGGCTTACAATTCACCTCATCAATCCAGATCTTAGCAAATGAAGAGCGTACTGCTTCAATACCATCCTCAATGGAAAGCGATGGTGCTGTAACGAAATCTATCCCCAATTGCTTAGCCTTCTCAATACGTGTGAGGCCTGACCCCCATTCACGCACAGCGATATCGTGCGGAGCAATATGCTTGCCATAGGTATAGGGTTTATTCTTAACGATATTAACATAATGCTCGAGGCCTTCTTTGGACTTGTTGTAGCAATTTATCACGCGCACGGTGGTCCCGCAAATTTGATAAAATATGATACAGGTGTCGTCTCGCATCCCTATATCCCAACTTGTGTGTACTTTAAAAGAAGGCTCCCAAGGAACAACACCAATCTGACCCGCAATGCGCATCTTGTCGAGATACTTCAAGTAGAATGAACCTTCGACGCCCATTTCAAAACTACAATAGTATTCTTGCTGGATAAGATCCTCTGATATCAAACCTTCAGACCGCTCCTTTTCAATAAGCTCGTAGGGAATATGCCTCGTTTCATCAAGACCGATCTTATAACAGAACCAGTCTGTAGAGTTCTTAGCAATGTTATAGAGCTCCCAGAGATGGTTTTTGCCACGCGGGGTGGACTCGAAGATGGCCCAGCCGCCGTTTGCAACAAGGATAGGTCGTAAGTATTGATAGGCACGTGGATCCTGGAGGGCATACTCTGAAAATATCATGCCA